TCCGGCAGCTAACTTTCGTCCATATTGTTCACGCGTTTCTTTTGCAAGGGGTGTGAGGGAATCCACGCGTTTGCTAAGTTCATCCTCTAACTCCTTTCTTGCAATTGAGACTAAATTGGTATATGTTGACAACGCAACAAACAATGTATAAAGAGATCCCCAACTGAAGATCACATACATGTAATAATGCCCATAAAGTCTTACGCAAACGGTACTCAAAAATGCAACAGTAACTGGGAAGAACACGCGCCACCTCAATTTCAAGAGGCAACGTGATTTCAATTCCCGTCCAAACATGAGATCAATAAATTTCTTGTGATACCACAAATCGCTATCAAGCTTAAAGGGGATCCAGGTAATTAATTCAAACATGGCATCTTTGTACAATTGATTGTAATTTTGTACTAGATATTTGGTTGCATATTCGGTAATTGTGTACTCGATATCAAATAATTGTCGTTGAAAATCCGCAACGAGTTGAAAGCTGTATTTCCAAATATAGGTAGCTAACAAACTGGCAGAGTATTCAAATACACCATGACTAACTAACTTTTCTTCTTCGACAAACTGTTTGAGATCGTCAATGAAAGCTTGTTTGTTTTGGCGGACGGCAGTACAATAAGCAACACTTTTCTTGCACCCGCATGTGCAGGCAGAATAATCAGCATCCATTCGTACATTCATTTCAACAATACTTTTTTGTGATCGATAGAATTTTGAAGCAAATCCACACACGGCATCAAGTGCCTCCATGATATCGAGATTATGGCACAGTTTTGTGCCTGTATCTTCAAAATCATACTCAAGTGTTTTCCAACCAATGTGTTGCAATGGTTTCACGGCTCTCTTGCCATATCCGGAAATTTCTTGGGGATCGGGTTCAGCTTCACGAACATATGGTTTTTGCAATGTAATGTTCCACATATTCGGCAGGGTTGGATACGTGAGGGTGAAATTTCCATCCTCATCTGTTTTTCCAAAATGGGCCTGCACTTTAACATCATCAACTTCATTCGCATACACTGGGGTCTGACCAGGCGTTTGTAATTCTCGCGCAAATTCCGGCTTAACAGAAGCACGGATATACACGTCACCACGACGGTAACGCGAGTAAGGACATACAGAAAGTTCAGACAACATCGTTTGATTATTAGTGTTAATGAGCATAAGTTTGGGTTGCACAGGTACCCTTCCTTTTTCCTCAACTCCAGCTTTGGGAGCATAGCAGACTTGATTATTTTTTATCATAATCTGCTTAGTTCCTTCATCTTCCGTCATGAAATCGGTAACTGTGTTTCCGAAATCATCAAGTATAACAACTTCAGTATAACCTTTGTAAGAGGTCCAAAATTTGTCGTTCCCTTGAATGACTGATTGATAGCGAGCACTAGTATTGAAACCTTGTCTGGCTCCTATTTCTCGTGCGAAAATCTGGGTGAGGGTTGTTTTACCAATATTTGAATCACCAATAAGTACTGGGGAATATGGTGCTTCCCGAGTTCCACATGCGATTCTGGCATCGATAACACGATCAATCCAACGCGCGACAGTTTCCTTCTTGCGTTGCAAGATGGTGTATGGTAAACCTTTTGTGGTTTCCATGGCGCGACGTATTTTCTCCATTAAATCTGTAAGCTTTGACTCTAATTCTTTTTCAGAAAGGTTGTAAATGAGCTGTAGATTTCCTGTAACAACATGATCGAGCATAGGACCATAACAAGAGAAGTCGTGGTCAATTTCAGCAGCAAGCTTGTTGTCGAACAAAAATGGTTTGAGTGAGTTGGATTGGAAGGCATAAGCACCACTTTCAACGAGATACGTCATCATTTGGATGATGGCATCTAATGCATCAATGGCACTCATACTCTTTTGTCGTGTGTCCATAGCGAATAACTCGATATTTCCCATGGAAAAATCGTATTCTCGCCCTTCAAGTAAACCCATAGCAACAATAGCACACATAAAGCGGTGCATCTTGCCAAATGCGGGAGAATTCTTGAATAGATCCCAATTGCTCTGATAGGTCTGGATATTCGTAATCAAATCGCCTTTAATACTGTGGCTCTTCAATTTTTCGTAATCCTCTACTGGTACTTCTTCAGTTCCATTGATCGTCATGAGCATGTTCCATAAATCAGCGATCATTCCTTGATTTGAGGAAAATTCACTGTTGACAAATTGCATAATAGAGGAAATGGCTGATACCGAATTGTCCGTGTGGACTACAGTTACAACACATAGCATAGCACTGGTGAGAAAACGTTTAGCTTTAGGATGAGAACATTGCGATAAGATAATATCCTTCGCGAATTCCCACTTAGTAAACTTTTTAGTAATCTCAGCATGTGACTCAAATCTCTTTTCTGCACGTTCCACCGCAAAGCGGATTCGTCGTTGTTGAATGGGATCTTTCGTTTTTAACATTCGTTTGAGGTTCTTTATAGTTTCCTTTTCCTGAGCTTTGAGTTGTCGTTGGTACTTGCTTCGGGCAAATTCTTTTTCGGACTCACTTTCAAGATCGGGCCATCCGATCCACGTTAACACGTAAACAATGATGGCAACGTTCTTTATCCAAGGATGCCACTGCGTCTTATCCATAGAATACAACAACACGAGAAATCCACAAAACATGTGGACAATCGAATCGAGATTCTTGAAATATTCGTAGTAGGACAGGATCTGGAACTGTAAAGGGATGGTAACGACATTCACTTTTCGCAATAAAATTGGTAATAGGTTCATGAAGCAGATGGCGCAAAATTTAAAAGGTGCGTTTTCTGAATCGTTCCATCGTTTTGTGATGGTCTGCCGGGATTTG